AGGAAATTTTATGATGGATTTTGACGACAACGAAAAAGGTTACTCAGCAGTAATATACATTATGGAAAGCAGTAAATCTGTTGTTATTCACTTTGGTGGATTTAACGATCTAACTGAATGTAGATACTTCTCATCTCACATCATGGACGATCTTGGAATAGAGCAGCTATTAAATGTACCTAGAGGAGTTACAGTACATTAGGGGGGTTTTGTTTTAAAAATGCCAGAAATAGTCATTCCATATAAGCCAAGAGAACTCCAAAATTTTTTGCATAAAAAAATTGATAAGCACCGATTTAGTGTATTGGTTCTTCATAGGAGAGCTGGAAAGACAGTAATGATGATTAATCAAATGATTAAATCAGCTCTTACTTGTCCTTTGCCAAACCCAAGATATGCTTTTATATCTCCTACCTTTAAACAAGGTAAGGCGACAGCATGGGATTACATAAAACAGTTCGCTGGTAAAATACCAGGAACTAAGTTTAATGAGTCAGAATTAAGATGTGATCTACCGAATGGTTCAAGGATTACAATTTTGGGAGCTGAGAACGATCAGGCTCTAAGAGGTATATTTTTAGATGGTTGTGTTTTTGACGAAACTCAAAGCATAAAGCCAACTATATTTCCAGAGGTTATAAGACCAGCTCTGGCAGATCGAAAAGGGTGGTGTGTGTTTATTGGAACACCAAAGGGTAGAAACTATTTCTATCAATTGTATAAAGATGCACAAGAGAACAAAGATTGGTACTCTGGTTTATTTAAAGCTAGTGAAACTAATATATTAGATCCTGATGAATTAGTTGCTGCAAAGCAAATGATGTCAGAGGATTTATACGAACAAGAATTTGAATGTTCTTTCCAAGCAGCTATCACAGGCTCTTATTATGGTGCTTTAATCGAAAAATTAGAGTCGCAGAATAGGGTTACTGATAATTTGTATGATGACAACCTTGATGTTGAAACATGGTGGGATTTAGGTCTTAATGACTCAACAGCGATATGGTTTGTCCAAAGGTACAAAGGAGAGATCAGATTAATAGATTATTATGAAAATGCTGGTGAGGGTTTAGATCACTATGTAGATTATGTTAATCGTCAAGATTTTGAGTATTCAAAACATATAGCTCCCCATGATATTAAAGTTAGAGAAATAGGTAACTTTGGTAAATCAAGATTGGAGAGTGCTTTAGAATTAGGGATTGCTTTTGAGGTTGCACCAAAACTATCTATTGAAGATGGAATTGAAGCTGTAAGAAAAGCACTTGCTAATTGTTGGTTTGACAAAAATAAATGTCAAAAAGGATTAGAGAATTTAAAAGCCTATCAAAAAAGATGGGATGATAAGAACCAATGTTTTAGAAATAAACCAATGCACAACTATGCTTCTCATTGTGCTGATGCCTTTAGAACTGGTGTAGTAGGTGAGGGTGTGGAAGTTAGTGATTGGGACGAAGAAATACCAGTCGAAACAAATTATATAGTTTAATATGGCAGACAAAGTAACAGAATTAGAATTAAAAAATATTATTGGTCAAGAGATAAATAACTCTATGGGTTATATGGGTGGAAANCTATCNGCTCAAAGAAAAAAATCTTTAGAGTATTATATGGGAGAACCATTAGGTACTGAGATTGATGGAAGAAGTCAGGTCGTATCAACTGATGTTGCAGACACTATTGAAACCATCTTGCCAAACCTACTTAAAATTTTCACAGCATCAGATCAAACTGTAAAGTGTGAGCCAGTAAAAGCTGAAGATGTGGCCTTAGCTGAACAAGCAACTAACTATATCAATTATATTTTTAACAAAGACAATCCTGGATTTAGTATTTTATACACATGGTTTAAAGATGCGTTAATTGAAAAGAATGGAATTGTAAAAGTTTATTGGGACGAAAGCGAAAAGGTTGAGCAAGAAACTTACGAAAATTTAAACGATCAAGAATATCAAATATTAATTAATAATGATGATGTTGAAGTTGTTGAAGAAGAAAGTTTTGTTGATGAAAAAGCAAAAGAACAATTAGAACAAATAAAAGCACTAGCCGAAGCACAAGGTCAAGTAATGGAGGATATACCAACTCCTAAATTACATAACTGTATTATTAAAAGAACCTCAAGTTCTGGTAAAGTAAAAATAGAAAATATCCCACCTGAAGAATTTTTAATTCAAAAGTCAGCTAAGAGTATTGAAGATGCAGATTTTGTTGCACACAGAGTTTTAAAAACTAGATCCGATTTAATTCAAATGGGTTTTGATAGAGATATTGTTGATAATCTTCCTACTGAAAATACTGTTACAATGAATGATGAAAGATTGGCAAGGTTTGCTGATATAGATGAAAGTCCATTACATGATGCACCTGATGAAAGTACACAGGATATAGAAATTTATGAGTGCTATGTTAAAATTGACATGGACGGAGATGGTATTTCAGAACTTAGAAAAGTCATAGTAGCTGGTGGAAACGCAAACACAATTTTAGAAAATATGCCTTGCGATTTCATTCCCTTTTGTTCACTTACTCCAGTTCCTATGCCACATAGATTTTATGGTAGATCAGTTTCAGAATTAGTCGAAGATGTGCAGTTAGTTAAATCAACTGTAATGCGTCAGTTATTAGATAATATGTATTTAACTAATAATAACAGGGTTGCGATTATGGATGGTATGGTCAACTTGGATGACCTATTAACATCAAGACCTGGAGGAGTGGTAAGAACTAAACAACCACCAAGTCAGGTTATGCTGCCAATGCAAAACCAAACGATTTCACAACAAGCATTTCCATTATTAGAATACTTAGATACAGTTAGAGAAACTAGAACTGGTGTTACAAGATATTCACAAGGGTTAGATGCAGATAGTTTAAATAAAACTGCAACTGGTGTGAATACTTTAATGAGCCAATCTCAAATGAGAATGGAACTTATTGCTAGAGTGTTTGCAGAAACTGGTGTTAAAGATTTATTTAGAAGAATATTTGAGCTTACAGTTAAGTATCAAAACAAAGAAAGAATTGTAGAATTAAATAATAAGTTTGTACCAGTTAGTCCTACAGAATGGAAAAACAGATATAACATATCAATCAATGTTGGCTTAGGTGCTGGTTCTAAAGATCAACAAATTGTTATGCTAAATAATATTTTACAAAAACAATTACAGGCTTTCCAATTACAAGGTAACAAAGAATATCCAATGGTTACTTTAAAAAATATTTACAATTCACTAGCAAAAATTATTGAAGAAGCTGGACTTAAAAATGTTGAAAACTATTTTGTTAATCCAGATGAGGGTAGACAATTAATACAACCTAGTCCTCCACCTGAACCAACTCCAATAGAGAAAATAGAATTTACTAGAATAGCATCTGAAGAAAAACGAAAAGTTGCAGAACTAGAATTAGAGTCTAAAAAATTAAAAGCTGAAACAGCAGAAGCTATTTTAGGTTTTGAAACTAAGATTAAGGAAATGGAGCTAAAGTATAATACACAACTTGATGCAGCTAAAATTAAAGCTGATGCTGATATAGAAAAATTAGTAACATCAAATAGAAATAAAACTTTCCTTGCTGCACAACAATCATCAGACAGACTAGATCAACAAGTGGATAGTTTAGATGGACAACAACGAACAGGACAAGCTCAACCAGGAATTGACCCAAGCGAACAAGGCTAAGGCATTATTTCAAGACCCATTATTAAAAGATAGTTTTGATAAATTAAGAAAGTTGTATTCAGAAAGTTTATTTAATACTGGTGCAAGTGAAACAGATGCTAGAGAAAAACTTTGGTTAGCCTACAATGTAGTCAACAAGGTAGAACAAAATTTATTAGAAATGATTGATACAGGAAAACTAGCTTCTAAGCAGTTAGAAGATTATAGAAAAAGTATCGACAATAAAAAATTCTAATCACTAAGGTTAGGATAAGCCAACCTCATAAGAGGAGCTTAACTTACAAGGAAACACAATGTCAGACAATCAAGGCAATCCTTTACAAGGATCTGAAACTGATGTGCAAAAAGCACAAAAAGCAATTAATGGATTATTAAACCCATTAAATCCAAAAGAAGAAGAAGTGATAGGGCAACAAGATGCTCCTAAAGAAGAAAATCAACAGAATTCTCCTGAACCACAAAATGAGGAATTGCAAGTCGATCAACCTCAGGAACAGGAAATAATGGAAGAAGAATCGCAAGAGGAAACTTCCGAAGATGTATCTCAAGACGAAGAACAAATTGATACTCAAGAGAAACTAGAAGATTCCCCATTTTATACTGTTAAAGTAAATGGACAAGAATTAGACGTTACCCTTGATGAGTTGAGAAATGGTTACTCAAGAGATGCTGACTATAGACAAAAGACTGAAGAACTTTCTCATCAGAGAAAAGAATTTCAATCTGAGTCTGAAAAGCAAAGACAAGACTATTCTCAAAAACTCAATGAGTTGAATCAGAGATTGTCAGTTGCTCAACAGGATTTAAACGCAGAAATTAATTCTGCTGATTTAGATAAACTGTATGAAGAAGATCCAACAGAAGCTGCAAGAGTGGAAAGAAAGTTGAAGAAAAAGCAAGATGCTTTAAATCAATCTATTCAACAAACTCAAACAGAACAAAGGCAACAATTTGAAACATTTTTGCAAGATCAACAAAGAAAATTAGTATCTAAGATGCCTGAATTTTCTGATCCAGCAAAGGCTTCAAGTTTAAAAGCTAATATGAA